AGCTGCAATGTGGATAAAAGATCGCTCACCTGATGTCTATGGATCTCCGTATTTCTTATATGCGTCATTGGCTGACGAACGTATCCGCTATATTGATTTAGAAACTATATTGAGCTTAAATCCTGTAAACGCCGGACGTGATTATATCTATGCTCAAGCATTTGGTTCAAAATCTGCAGCAGCCTCATTTGAAGATCAGTGTTTCATCATTCAAACATATAGACAAAGTCAATCAGAAAATATGATAGGTCTAGTTAAAGAAGGCTACGTTGGCGCTAAATGGAATTTCTTTGACACTACACGAATGAATCAATACACTGTAGACCATGACATATCTAAAACATTTAACTCAATGGTTGCTAGAGGTGTATTTCCTGCTGACCAAAATAAACCAGTATATGACAAAGCAGCAATGTTGCATGAAACGTCATCCCGCGAAATAAATCAGATAGCTACAAGTAGATTATATTCTGACTGGGAAACTGTGTCAAGTATATATGAAGCAGAAGAACAAACATTTCACGCTGAGAAAGTTACACAAAAAAGTTTACGGAATTTTCTTATGAAAAGTTCTATTGACATTAACGTACCGGGTCACAATTTTCTGCTTAAACGTAAGTGTATGACATTAGGTAACAATATTAATGTTATGTTCCAAGTAAATGATGACATTGAAAATGATGTAAAAGATCATAAGAGATCAGGTAGATATATGGTATACGCTGCTCGCCACGTTTTCACTGCAAATAGATACACTGTAAACCTAACTTGTGCTAAACTTTCAACTGGCCGGAGAACCGAACAGCTATGATAGTAGATAATAGAGTACCGAAAATTATAGAAAATCACCACTATGGAGATGAAACTCGATGGTGGTTCGGCGTATGTATAAGTGACCAAGATCCTGAGATGCTAGGACGTATACAAGTAAGAATTTATGGCATTCATTCTAAAAATGTAGTTGATGTACCAACTGCAGTCTTGCCTTGGGCGCAATGTCTTATTCCATCAACAGAAGGTGGCGTATCAGGCATGGGTGGCTTATCACGCATATTGCCAGGAGCTCAGGTTTTTGGCATATTTCTAGATGGAAAGAATTCTCAAATACCATTCGTCTTTGGCTCAGTGCATCACAAAGAAAGCGGAGGTATCGACCAAGAGTCTCCTTCTAGAGCATTTGCTGAAAGACAAGACAGATTATTTGATCCACGTGGTCCGCATCAATTAGCTGGTTATTCTTTTGATGTGCCAACTGAGCGTATTGACGAAGCGCTGATCGGCAGCAATGCAAGCGAGAAAATATACAATTTCTTTACATCCTCCGCTGGTGGCAATTTCACACCAGCACAATCATCTGGTATCATAGGAAATTTCTATGGAGAATCTACATTGAATCCAACAGCGCTGAATCCAAATGATAAAGGCGCTCCTGCATATGGACTTGCACAGTGGAGAGCTGACAGATATGAAGGCTTAATTGACTATTCACAGAGAGTTGGATTAGATTACACTACAATGACAGCTCAACTAAACTATGTGAATTATGAATTAGCGACATCAGAAAGAAGAGCAGCCGGCAAACTGCGTTTAGCTAGTACTCCTCGTGAAGCAGCTGTAGCATTCTGTAGATACTATGAACGTCCTGAATATACAATAACGAATGGTGTGTATAGTAGTCCAAACCTGTCAACGCGTGTTGATGTAGCAATTGAAACATATAGGAAATTTGGCACATGAGTATTCCTTTAGACATCGACGTTTCACTTCCAAGAGTAAATGAACTGCTTGGCAATTTACCAGTCTTTTCAGAAATAAATAAAGTTTCATCGCTGATATCAGAAACTGGATTAGAATTTCAATCAACTACACCCGAGGCTATGATCTTAGGCAGATCTTTAGGTGAGAATGTGAATGGCTTTCAATCATTGACATCTAATCGAGATCTCGATACTATCCCATCACTCGGCGGCTTCGGCATTGGTGCAAATATTGGCGGAATTAGAGTAACTGCTCAAGTACCTGGATTTTCTTCAGCACTTACTCAAGTTCAATCCGCTCCAGTTAGCATAGCTGCACTTACAGGTCGTGATGTAGGATCTACTGCAGAAAATAATGAAATATTATTATGCAATTCAGCAGAGTCAATCAAAACTGGACTCGCAAGAGTAACTGGCATTACTGCAAGCTATAGCAGTGTAATCAACGCTTGCATTCAGCCTCAATTCAGGCCAGCTGCATCATCTGCATTCAGTAAGATTCTTACTTCAACATCTATTCCGAATCCCCTGTCATCTATTGCAAATCAGGTTTCAAATTTAGTTGGCGGTCTCAACTTGTCTGTGAAGGCATCAATAGGAGATGTATCAATAAGCTTCGGAATAATGGATAACGTATCTCTTAGCATAGATAACTATATTGAAAGACAAGTGCGTGATGTAACGAATGCTGACATACCGCCTGAAGCTATTGCTGATGCTGTCAGATCAATTTCATCTGGATATCCAAGAGATGCAGTCTCGGCTATTCAAGATTATAGCACTGTAGACTTCCCAAGCTTAGAAGGCGCGATACACAGCGTTCCAACAGTACCATCAGCATTGATTGGAAATGTCGACAGAACAGCTCCTAGCGATAATAATACTCAGGCGCCGTATGTCATTGGTACTGGCAGCTCAGAGTGGGCAGGAAAGAATACTGATCTTAACACGTATATCTTCCAGCCAGTAAGATCTCAGGAAGAATTAATAGCTGAGTTTCGTCAAATACGTCGTGAAGTTACTGAATTCGTTCTTCATTGGACAGCGAACTATACCGATCAAGGGCACATCGGTGCTAGAGAGGTTCATCAGGTAGCTATCAACAGGACTGATTTCGATTTTGACGGGTGCAGTTATCATTATATCGTTAAGAGAAATGGTATAATCGAAAGAGGCAGGCCGGTTGGCATACAAGGCGCCCATACACTTCGAGGACACAACAGATACTCAATAGGCATATCATTTGTTGCGGGATACAATTGTGCATCTGGTACACCTAGTCCTAATCGATACGTAAGTGCTGATAGCATTACAACAGAGCAGTTTCAAGCATTTGATCATTGGGCCCGAGCTTTCTATCAAGTATATCCTGCTGGTCAAGCATTTGGGCATAATGACACAGACCCGGGTAGAAAACCTGATCCTGGATTCGATGTACCAGAATATTGCCGTACTAAGTTCGGTAAGCAAAATATCATTGGGGCTGCCCAAGGCCCATTATCGCCATCAGCACTCGCGGCGACAGTATAGGAAACAAATATGACGACTGAAAATGACACCATTCAGGATAGGGTTGCTCGAGAAGGCGCTGCGAAAGTAGAATCTACTGGTAGAGTAGAGGAAGGATTCACGGATCCGAGTGCCACATATCCTAAGTATCGTAATAACGAATCATCAATGAACCGTGCTGCAAGGGGTGATGCTATCAATAATCTAGATATCAAGACCAGTATTCCTGATCTTGAGATTGCGATTGAGCAAGATGTAGCAACAACTTATGCACGTTCACAGATATATGAGACACCGTCAGGGCATGTGATCGAGTATAATGACACACCGTCTGGAGAGCGTATTCTTATCAAGCATAATTCAGGTGCTGGATTCGACATGAGACCAGATGGTACGGTTGTCATCAATTCAAAGAAAGATAATTTCGAAACGACTGATGGGAATAAGTATCTTGCGATTGGTGCTGATGGTAAAGTCGTAGTGTATGGAAATCTAGATATCGATGTACGGGGTGACATGAATCTCAAGGTTGGAGGCAATCTTACAAGTCAGATAGGAGGATCTGTAGCACTTGGTGTAGTAGGATCAATCACGTCAAGAATCTCTGGATCAGTAAGGTCAATTATCACTGGTAACTGGCAAAAGCAAATCCTAGGAAACGAGTACAATCTCACTCTGGGTGGCTTCACTCAATATGTCAAAGGAAACTTCAAATCAGTAGTGCATGGTTCATCCTCACTCTTCTCAAAAAATTCAACAAGAATTTCAGCACAAGAAAATCTCGACATAGCAGCAAATAATACTAACATCGCCGCAAGAGATCTTACAGTGATAGGAGACAATGGAACCATAGGCGGTCAAAACGTTATCATGTACAATTACAACATGCATACCGAAAAGTCTGTATGGGCAGAAACCATGTCTGCAGATACCTTTCATGGAGATCTTCTTGGTAAAGCTAAACTCGCTGCATCGTCAGAACACCAATCATATTCAGATCCAAATGGAGGAGGAGGTGTTGGCTCACGAGGTACTATTACAGAAACGAGTCTCGATACAAAAGCTACAGCACTTCCAACTGGTGCACTTATGACAGATTTCCTTGATAATACAGAAGCTGGTATAGCAAAAGTAGAGATCGATCCTGACGAAGGGATAGCAAACCAGATAGATCTAACTACTACTACAGGTAATGTATCACGGTATCCACTCGATCTAGGGTCTACTCGAGCTCGATTAAGGAATCCAGATCACTACTCGAATTCAGAATTCATTTCATACTCTCTATCTGCAGGTAACCTCGCTGCTAATTATGCCAACTCTTCTCCTTCAACCATAGGACGAGTCATTGGGACAACAGATAACACTTATACTGGTGAAAACCTAATAGGCCAGGTACCAGATGATGGATTCAGAGCATCTACGTTTACACAGACTGAGTCAGCCGGCCAACCACGGACTACTACTCTATCAGTAGAATCTCGATTTAATCCATCTAGACATAGTGTTATTGTTCCAACTACTAAGCTATCAGATATTGTTACACTAGGTAGATTCCTAGGAGGATATAATGATCCACATAACATTAACCATATAACAGACTTAGAAGAAAAGAGACAGATCCTTCGTAATTTATTGATACATTCACAAATAATAAACCTATTCAACAACTTAGATTCAATGGCTGGACACAATCTAGTGATCACAGAAGGGCTATACCGGCCACAGCCATCCGAAACTATAACAGCTGATTCGATACTGGATTTAAGGCAGTCTGGACGTTGTATACTATATGAGCTCCATACCAATAGTACTGGACTACCTTCATCTGATAAGTTATTTGATTTTGCTCGACTTATTAAAAACTCTATATTCTTCGATGAGTTATCAATGAGGTACGATACTTTCGATCCAACAGGCAAGCTGAGTGTATCTCTAGCAGTAGTAGTACCAACTATACCAGTTAGCTTAGAGGCAACGTTTAGTATGAAGCTCTCTACATATTTTAACGAAGTATTACAGAGTAGTGGTGCTCTTGTCGAGATGACTGGTTAGGAACCATGGCTTTTAAATATAGAGGAAAATTATATAATCCAGCCATTGGCCATAATATGAGATTGTTGAAAAGCATAGAAAAGGTTTCTGAGGTTTCCCCTAGATTTTTTTTTCCAGAAAAATTTGTATACCTGAGAGTCACAGAGTTTTGTATAAATAGTAGCATACACCGAGGATTACTAAATGGCACGTAGATCATTTGCACAAGAAGATCGTTATCTAAATACACCGAGTATTACTACGAGTAGGAAACGGACCTATTCGGATATTGATCTGTTGTTCCGTGCTAAGGGTAATGGTGATCTGTATAAGAAGAAAGATGCCGCAGCAGTGAAGCAGAGTGTCAAGAATCTAATACAGACGAACTACCATGAAAAACCGTTTAACCCGTTTTTCGGAGCAAATATTCGGAATATGTTATTTGAATTAGCTGGAGCTCCTGAGGATTTGGTCTATTCAATTACTGAGGATATTAAGAATGCAATTGCTAACTTCGAACCAAGAGCAGAGGTTGAGGATTTGCAAGTAAATGTTCGGCCCGACAATTCGAGTATTGGTGTAACGTTAACTATGAATGTTCGAAACACTGCAGAGAGTGTAGTGTTGAGCACTAGTATATCGAGAATAAGATAGGAAGTAGAGATGGCAACAACGATTCGTTCAACGGCGCTTGACTTTGACAGGATTAAAGCTGCGCTGACCGCTGATTTAAGTAAGAAGGCAGAGTTCACAGACTTTGACTTTGAGGCGAGTGGTATCAGTAACATACTGGATGTATTAGCGTACAATACTCATGTAAATGGACTGGTGGCTAATTTCGCTACCAATGAGAGTTTTATAAAGAGTGCACAACTCCGGTCTTCGATCGTATCTCGAGCAGATGAACTTGGCATGAATCTACGCTCTAAAACAGGATCTACTGCTATACTTCGAATATCTGTTAATTTATCAGGTCTATCTGTCAAGCCAACAACAGTTACATTACCCGCCTATAGCGAGTACACCGCAACAATCGATGGTACTACACATTCTTTCTATACACTGGATCCGCATACTGCCCACAACAATGGTGCTGGCATTTATACATTCGAGAACGAGCTGAATAACGAAGATGACACCGACTATGAGATTACTGTATATCAGGGGTCAATCCAAACGAAAACATTCTATGTCGGTCAAGCAGATGACTACCAAGTCTATGTTATACCAGATGCTGATATCGATACCGCTACAGCAAAAGTATATGTTTATGAATCTACGAGCTCTAACTCTTATGAAGAATATACCTCGATTAAGAAAGCTATTACGGTTTCTTCTACGAGTACTTATTACGACCTCCGCGAGGCGCCTAACGGCGCCTATGAGCTTACATTCGGTGATGGGAATACATATGGTAAAGCACCAACCGCGGGGAGTAAAATAGTAGTAACATACTTACGCCCAGTCGGTGAAGCCGCAAATGGGAGTGGTACCTTTTATGCCGCGAGTTCTCTCACTGTATCTGGCCAGAACTTTGGACAGGGTGTAACCACAACGACGAACTCAAGTGGTGGTTCTGAGAAACAATCCAATGAATCAATTCGACAATCTGCACCAGTCGCATTCGCCACACAGCAAAGACTCGTTACACCTGAAGATTACGAAGCACTCATTCCTGCAAACTTTTCACAAGTGAAAGAAGTGAAAGCTTGGGGTGGACAAGACAATGTTCCGATTGATTATGGTAAAGTATATTTAAGTGTACAGTTTGACGATAACGTTACCGCAAATACGAAATCAATAATAAAGGGTAAGATCAAATCGCAATTAACTAATAAGCTTTCAGTAACAGCAATTACAGCAGAGTTTGTTGATCCTGAAAATATCTATTTAGAAGTTACTATTGATTTTAATTATGATCCTGATTTAACTGGATTGACTGCTGGAAATTTAGAAACAAAAGTATCAAACACTGTTTCAAATTATTTTGATACAATTGCAGGATTTGGTAAAACATTTAGGAAATCTTCTTTACTTACTTTGATTGATGGTCAAGATGAAAGTGTTTTATCTTCAAAAGCAGACATAAAAATGAACTTACAATTCAAACCTATATTTGGAGCAAACAGTACAGCTGCTTATACATTAAACTTTCCAACTCCTATTGCTACATCTGATGACGTAAACTATAGAGTTGAGACAACAAACTTTACAAATGAAAATGGAACAACTGTTTATATCCGTAATAAGTTAAACACAACTCAATTAGAATTAGTTAACGCTACAAGTGAAGCAGTCATCACTGATAATGTTGGTGCATATACTCCAACAAACGGAGAAGTCTTTATATCAAAGATTACACCGCTAAGTTCTCAAAATGGTTCTGACTACATTGAAGTAAGAGCAACACCTGCAAACGAATCAGTAATCAAACCTTTAAGGAATTACATTTTCAAATTAGATTCGAATAGATTAATTGCAAATGCTATCCGCGATGACCAGAATACGAAGGTTTCGCTCTAATGAAAACGTTAACAGATCTCAACCGTTTACCTATTAGTTTAAAGACTAGTTTAGTTCAAGATGTTTTACCAGAATATTGGGGAAGTGAATTTCCAAATATGGTTAGCTTCTTAGAAGCTTACTACGAATTTCTTGATAGTGATGAAAATTTTGGCGATCTTATTAACGACCTATATACAATACGAGATATTGAAGCAAATACACTTTCTCAATTAGACCTAATGTTTAAAGAGATTGGACTAGGCGTTTCACATACTCAATTTACATCACCACGAGAAGTTATTCGAAACTTTGGTAGATTCTTTAGATCAAAGGGTACAGAATACAGTGCAGAAAGTTTCTTTAGAGCTTTCTTTAATGAAGACATAGAAATAATACATCCAAAAAACAACTTGTTTGTTATAGGTGAATCGCAATTAGGAATTGATGGTTTAGATGTTTTACAGAATGGTAAACTAAATCAAGTATTATCTGTTCTGGTTAAATCACCGGTGTCAATTGCAACATGGGGTAATCTTTATAGAAAGCATGTGCACCCTGCTGGTTTTTACTTAGGTGCTGAAGTACTTATCACTACAGCTTTTGATTTAAATGCATCAGCTCCTTTAGTTAAACTAGACTCAGCAGCTGGAGAAATTACAATCTCCCAAGCTATTGCAATGGCACTAGCTACTCCATCTAATCCTGAGCTTACTCTTTTACAAACAATGGGTCAAACAGCATATGTTGGAGATTCTAGTGGCGATCTAGTTTGGACAAACATGGACGGTCTACTTGAAACTGATTCGAGTTATACAGATAGAAATGCTGATTCTAGTCAAACCGTAATCAATGTTAGGTTAGATCCAACTCAACAAATTCGCGACCTCGCGGCTTCGTCTATTACAGATGTAGATATATCTTATACTTCAATATACGATTTAATGAAGTCTAATTTTGATTATGAGCCAGCGGTGCGTTCATAACGTATAAATAATAGAAAATAGTTTAGGGCATTAGATATGACAGCAGTTATTACTGATTTTTTTAAAAATAATATCGTTAGGTATATAACTGACGGTATCGCAGATTCATCTGAAAGAATGTACATCGGCTTAGGTCGTGCTGAGTATTGGGATAGTTCTGACACACCACCTATTCCGACTAACAGCATGAAAGATATAAGAGGTTTCCGGCAAAGTCTACAGGCTGTAAAGAAGATTACTGATTCTTCTTATGTTGTTCCGAGATTAAATTGGACAACTGGCACTAGCTATACTTCTTGGGATGATACAAATCCAACATCTAACTACTATGTTATGACAGAAAACTACGGCGTCTATATGTGCCTTAGAGTCGGCAAAAATAATTTAGGTGTTCAAGTAGGTTCAACTGTAGAGCCAACTGGTTCCAATAACGATGCATTCGTTACTGCCGATGGCTACGTTTGGAAATTTCTTTATACAATCTCAGCTATTGAAGCTAACTATTTTCTTTCTGCTAATTACATGCCCGTAAGCAGAATAGTAGGTACTTTAGATTCAGATGCAACTGGAATTCAGATAAAGCATAAAGAGATTCAAACAAGTGCCACACCTGGAGAAATTTCTAATATTGTTGTAACAAATAGTGGAACTGGTTATACATCTAAACCTACTATTACTATTGATGGTAATGGAACAGCCACAACAGCAATCGCAACAATTGATTCAGCTTCTGGTGGAACAATTGCTAAAATTGAATTTGAGAATGATTCTTCAACTATCGCTATGCCGTATGGATACAATTATGCTAATGTGACAATAACCGGTGGAGGTGGATTAGGAGGTTTAGCAAGACCAGTGATTTCTCCACCAAAAGGTTTTGGAGCAGATGCTCCATTTGATCTAGGTTCAGATGCTCTTATGATCCATGCCAAAATTGCAGGAACTGAAGAAGATTTTATCACAATACAAGACTTTAGACAAGTTGGCCTAATCCGCAATCCTTTAAAGGGTAATGGGACAGATTCAGATTTTACTGCTGACACTGGCAATGCACTTCAGCAATTAGTTTTATCTTCTAGGTCAGTAGCATTCTCTGTAGATAAAACAGTTGTCGGCGCTAACTCAGGAAGTAAAGCATATATTGACAGAGTTGATTCCAACAATTTATATTTCCATCAGACAGATACCACTGGATATGGCGCATTCACTCTTGGCGAAACATTAACAGAATCAAATGGTT